TGCCCTTAAGGCCATTGTCGAAAAAGTTAAATATGCCATCAGCTAGAGAAGATTGGATATTCCTTCCGGCCTGCATCCAAAGCTGACTTACTTCGTCAGTTGTGTTTTTTGTCGATACTGCCACCTGTTTTGTAGTGCCAGCAAGTTTTGCAAGCGCACGGTCATATGTCTCTACCGTTAAATATGGTTTTAATCGATTGAGTTCTTCTAATTTTTTATTGTATATTTCTTGTTCGGTTGCTACTGACTCAGTGATATCGCGCGCGCGTTTTGCCTCGTCTTCATATTGACGCAACAAGTAAAGCTGAATGTTATATTCTTTGTTTTGTTTTTGGACAGCTTTGATTGCCGAGCCCGTTGCAGTAGGCATGCGCTCTTGCAAGTCAATCAGTTTTTGTTGACCCTTAGTAGCTTGCTCAATCTGTTGATCGCCGTTAACAATGGTCTTAATAAACTCAGCAGTGCCTTTCGCATTGTTGTCAATCGATTTAAAATAGCGGTCACCGATCTGCATGGCTTTGCTAAAATCTAAATTGGTTATGGCGATAAATTGCCGCGCAATCCCATCAATTGCTATACCTAAAGATTTTATTGTGCCAGCAGCAGTGGCGACCGCTATCACGATGCCCTTTAATACAACGCCTATGCCTTGCCCAATGCTTGAGAAAAGTGTTGCTGATCCGGTTGCTTGTGTAAACGCATTCCCGATATCAATCAGGGCAGGCAATAAACCAGATACAAAATTATTCTTTGTTGCTGTGACATTGCCATTAAGCACAGTGAGGATGTCATTAAACTGGTCGCTTTGTTCGGCTAGTTTGGTGGTCATGCTACCAGATTGCGCATAGGCTTCCATTTGCCCCTCTATGGCTTGCCTACCTTCATTCAGTAGCGGTATTAACTCGCGCCCTGACTTGCCGAATATTTCCTGTGCAATAGCAGCCTTTTGAACGCCATCGCGCATTGTGGAGAATCGGTCGGCGACATCTAGCAGGATGTCTCTCGATTGCCTAAAATCTCCGCTTGCTGTTTTGGTATTGATTGATAGACGTGCAAAAGCATCGCTTCCCTTAGCCACATTACCGTTCATTATGCCGATGGCTTTTGCGACATCCTCGAGATTTGACCCGTTTAACTTTGCAGCTTTGCCTAATCCGCCTAGTTCTTCTACGGTTAAGGATGATATCTTGCGCAGATCATTAAGCCTATCACCAGCGTCAACAACGCCCTTAATCATCGATGCAAACATGTCTATCGACAAGCCTACACCGATAGTGCCCAAGATATTATTAATGTTTGATACGGTGCGGGTTACTGTAGCCTGAGCGCTAGACATGTCTTTTGATAACCGCGCCAAATCAGCGGCCATCTGTATTTCCAGCATCCCTACTACATTAGCCATTTAATTGATCTCCGCTGGTATTAACGCTTTCATTTGCCTACGCATCTTGTCTGTAATAGCTTGCGCGTTATGTGCTGATATTTCCTCTGGTACGTATGGTGCTGGGCATGTCTTTTCTTGTGCAGAAAAATACTGGCTTGCGTATTCTCTCGACAGCTTGCGCATGAATTCGGACTCCCAAAGCTGCAATTCACATTCGCGCAGATTGCACCATGCTAGTAACTCTTGACTGCTTAACGGCTGCTCACTAAATCCAATGTCCTTAAGATACTCTACGATATGCGCCGCATCTATTTCTGGCAAATCAGGTTCCATCCCGTCATAAATAAGCGCATCAATTCTGCTTTTTTTAGCATCTTTTGGCACGGCATAAAGCCATGCCAACTGCCTTATGTATAGCGCTAAACCTTCGTAGAGCCTTTGGTAAAATTTGCCCAGTCACCAAGGTATGTGGCGACTTGATCGGCAATAAATCCCAGTGACTCATCAGCGTATACCGCTTTAAAAAGCGCCTTACCTTCTAGCTTGTCGAATTCGATATTCTCGAAAGATTCTGTACAATCAGCCAGATAAGTTGCTCTTTCCTCGGCTATGCTTTCCGCTGTCTGATCTGACTTACCTTTCTTGCGCAGAATGTCGAGTGTACGGTTGCTCTTTGCCGCCTGTGCTTTTGCAAACTTCTTGCTTCCTGGGCTGTAAACATTGATAGCTATTTCTTTGCCATCGTCTGTGTACATAAGTTCTTCGCTTGCATCTCGCAAGTGTAAACGTCCAGTTTGATCAACCGCGTATTTTCTGATATCCATTTTGTGTCCTTTAGAGTGGTTTAAAACTTTGTTGCCTGTGCCCAAGGTGCCGCCACTCTAATGGCGGTCAACCTTGAGTCAGTGCCCTTTATACAGTGCCTACTATTACTATGTCATAAGTCACACCAGTAGTTCCAGCGCTGTTTGTTATGGTCAGTAGATCGCCTGTTCCAGCGGTCACTGCAATACCGTTTGCATCAGGCGCAATCAATGCAAAGCATGCGCCAGGCGTTAATGCGATACCGTCACTCGCAGCCATGAAAGCTACTAATCCATTGGATGCAGGGCGGGTAACTTGCACGTTATTGGTATTGGTTGCAGACGCTTTAATGATGATTGCTTTAATCTTTGTAAAAGTCAGTGTAGTACCGTGCGAGTCAGTCAAGCCGCCTGCTAAATCCAAATCTTCTGTACCTGATGCCGCAAGTGTGCGAGTGTCAGCAAAAGCCTCATTTGCCTGATTCGCGCCCGTGCCATTGGTAAAAGAGAAGTTTGCACCGTAGCGAATTGGATCTGTAACGCTGCGAAGATCCAGCGAACTAACCAAGTCCAATGCAACAGATACGCTGACGTTACCTGATAATGTGATAGCCATTTTTTACTTATCCTTTATACTAAAACGTCAACGAATATGGTTCCGCCACTTTGCCCGGTAACGGCAAATGTACACTCAACCATCGGGATGTCATTAGCGCCACCGACGGTAACAGGCATGCCCGTAATCATCGCCATAAAATAGCGCTTGTCGCCGTTCGGGAAAGTTAACAGCACTGAGTATGCGTTCTGTGATGCCAATGCAGCAGCAAGCAAGATTTGACCGGCATCATCAGTATCTTGTGCAATCGAAATAGGAGGTGAGCCGCCGTCTTTCGTGCCCTTGAACTTTTGCAAGATCCCTGTTTCAAGATCCGTGAAAGTGATGATCTCTTGTGATACACCGATTGCGCCGATGTTCTCAACGCTACCGACTTTGGTATAAGATAGAGCACCATATCCGGCCGCGTCATACGTCGCCGGAACCGATGCGCTTAATTTGATTGTTGCCCCTAACGATGTGTTGACTGCCATTTTTAAATGCTCCTTTGATATTTCACCATAAAATCAACGCTTTGCATGTATAAAATTACTTCGGAATCATAGAAATCTGGACCTATGAATTCCTCAATTACTGACTTACACATGACTGATTCACTACTTAAAACAAATAATTTTTCCACTGCCTTGCAAGCATCGCGCACAGTGCGCAATAGTGCCTTCTGTTCTGTATAACTTTTAGAAACCACCGTGACTTGTATGCGTTCCGTCTCTAATCTAATCATCTCGCTACCTGCTAACGTATCGCGCATCTTTCCGCTTATCTGAGTTATCCCTATCGCAGGTAAAGTCGTACTTATTGGGATAACACCAGCTATAACCTGTGTACTAGTCGCAGCATTAAGCAATTTCTTAATGATAGCTACGCCACTCATCTATTCGATTCCTAGCTCAATGTCAGCCGTGTTAAGGCCGTTCTTTGTTGCCAAGCGCTTTTTAATGTAGTCAGCCGCAGCCAAAACACCGTTATTCGCTTGAGAATCTAATGCAGGTCGCATAAATGGGATGGCCTGCATACCTGGATGATTAATTTCACCGCCTTCTTTGCTAGATAAACTGTGCGCCCTTGCCCCGGTCAGTTCAATTATTGGAGCATAAAAAACTATCGCGCCATTTTTACCCTTGCCGCCTGCTATCAATCGTGCTGTAACTTTACCCTCGCGCTTGTCTATCCTAGCCGAGACTCTGATTGAGTCCCGCAATGCGCCTGCATAATGTTTATACTTTCTTTTGTTATTTTCTGACGGCTCACTAACAGGGCAATTCTGTACAGCCACATCTTTAATAGGTTTCAATCCTGCACGCAAAGCACCACGCATAATGTTTTTTTCTATCCGCAAAGGAAGTTTTTGCAGATAATCATTAAGCTCAGCCAGACCTTTTACGCGCACTGTGCTCATTAATTACTCAACGATAAAATGAAATGTTCCGGTTTTAGTATCGCCGCCCTGAGCAATAACTATTTTGATTCTGTCCTTCGCTATGCAGATCGGCTCTAATACCGCAGTGCCGCCGCCAGCATATAAAGCAGCAACGCCAGCAGTGCTGTGAGTCGCTTGTCTTGGCGCAACGGTTGCCGAGGCATTAACATCAGCCTGTGTCCAGATCGTTTCACCAGTTGCTTCAGATGTAATAGTAAAATCTACGCCAGCCGCATAATCGGTTTTAACGTATCTAATCTGTGATAATTTGCCAGTGAAATTCGGTGTATAAGCAGTGGCAGATCCATCGGCAATCGTTGTTACAGCAACCTCAAAACGTTGGATAAAACTCATGCTGTGTACCTCTCCGCTATAAATTCCGACATATCACGATAACCAATCTCAGCCGGACCAGACACAATCTGATAAACAATGCTATCGATCACAAAGCGCATGGTTGTATCTATGTCTGTCCTGTATTTCATTCTAATCCGTGACTGGTTAGTATTTGTATTCAAAGCATTTTTTACTGACTCTGACTTGCTTGGTAGCACGTCCATTTTTTCAACCCACACGGTTTCTTTCTTTGCCCATTCGATTTGCTCAGTCCCGTAGTCGCCTTCCAGCGTTACGGTTTTATACTGGACCTCGCAAACCCGATTGAGCCGACCGCTACGCATAAGTTAATGCTGCCCTGTTATCCCAAATCTGATTAAATCGACCGCTATCAGCATAGTTAATAGCGCCGGTTGCTAGAGTCTCGCGCATGATCGACCATGCCGCAGCGCTCTCAAGTGCTCCTGGATCTGCGAACCCTGTGTATGCGTATGTTGCGCCTACGTCTTCGCGCATGATGTGACGCTCATGTAAAACGCTTGAATTGTCTGTTACGTACATTTATTAAGCTCCATCGTAAAGTCTTAGTGTGTCTAACATGCTATTAACGCCAAGCTGCAGCACGCCACTGGTTACACCAACAACAACATGTTCACGATTGTGATACATGCCGCCAATAATCAAATGCATCGCAGTTTTTGCAGCACTCGGTACGCTTGACGATGTAGCACCATAGCCCACCGAGTAAGTAATTTTGATGCCGTTAACCTCGCGCAGTGTTGCACTTGGCCAACTTGCTGTGTAGTTTAATATGATCCTGCCTATTTCGCTTGCAGTGTCAGTGTAAAAATCTGTGAAATTAGTTGTATTTCCGTCAGAATCCGTATAATCTATGGTTGTCACTGACTGCAAAGGCGACTTTGGCAACTTGATTACATTACTATCAGGCCATGCGTCGAGATACAATTCCCAAACTTGTGTTATTAAACATTTGTCTGTGTAATGCTCTACGTACTCGCGCGATGCAGTGATAAGCCTGGTTAAGAGATCATCCTCATAACTGTATGCTAGTGCGTCATCGCTTGTTACGGCTAACCTTAGGTTTAGCTTCGCTTCTATCAGGCTCACTGGCTCCACTGTCGGCGCTGTTTTTAATTTGCTTATCATCGTTAGTAACCTGCTTATCGGTAGCAATTACAGCCCAGTTTTGTGACACAAAAGTTTTTGCAATCTCGACATGTCCGCTTGTTTTAGACATGTCGTATTCTTGCCCTGCCAGATAGCGCAGGATCACCACGCCATCGACAGACCCGCTTTGATCACAAAGCATCCTAATTTTCATTAGGCTTCGTAACCTTCAAGTTGAATTAAAAACTTGCCAGCCGTGTAGGTTGCAGCCGTTCCAGCTTCACCGCCACACAAATACAGATACTGATTAGCAGCAGGTATAGCAGACAAACCTTTTGTCAAGCCCAGCGTCCAAGCGCCTGCAGCGGTTACTAAAGCAGTCTCAGCTAATGTGCCAATACCAGCATCAAATACACCAGTAGCCTCGGTAGCAGCGTACAAATCAACATCATCAGCGCCACCAGCTGGTACCTCTAAACAAGTCATACGACCAGTCAGAATTGTGCCGTTTTTGGCTGCGGTAATCTGCCCTAGATAAGCAGCACCGGCACCGACTCCGATAATATCTAGATCAGTGGTAGACGATGCTAGTCCGGTCAAGTCAATCAACAAGGATGTTTTTATAATCCCGCCAACCCGTTGAACGCTTGACTTAAAAACAGTACCCGTGCCGCTAGATATACCTGTGCCTGGAGCGCCGT